GGAAGTGTCAAGAATTGTCTGCATATCTGCGACAAGTCCTGCTCTCTTTTCTGTCAGTGACTTAATTGTATCTGCTCTGAATTCTGCTGTTTTCATGTGGTTTTCCTCCTTAAATTTGGTTAAATATTTGTTTTTGAATATAAAAAATCGCCTTACGATTGTAAGACGTTAATTATTGATTTCGGATAGCCTGCTTTCATACGGCTTTAAAGCCACTGCATACGCCCTTTTCTCATACTCCGATAAATCAGGCGGAACAGTGTTGACGGTTTCAACGGTTTCCTCTTCGAAAGTCCTTGTTTCAGCAACAGTGCTTTCTTCCTCTGCACGGTATTCAATGCTTGTCCCTGCATACACAGGAAGCCTTGTCTTGTCGATTATTGACACCTCAAACATATCAATATCCTTAAGCCGTCTGCATGGGAGCTTTTCAGCTCTTTCTTCAATTTCCTCACCCTGTACATACATACCAAAGGACCAGCCACGCAGTTCACCGTTTCGCGCTTTCTGAATGATTTCGCTGTCAGTGATATCTGCTTCGGCTCTTAAGCCAATGTTATCCTCTGTAAGCGTTAGCTCTCCTGTTTCAACACTGCCTAGCTTTCTTGTATGGTTCAGCATTAGCTCAACGTTTTTCCGCTTTTCAAGTGTTGCCCGAAATGTTCCAGGCTCAACAATTTCAACAGCTTTTCTGCCGTTCACCATTATAGGACGGCTTTCACGCCCAACAGCATTGACATAGCCGCTGATATGTACGCTGTCATTCCTTAGCTCAATTTTCGTAAATTATCACCCCTTTGACATAAAAATAAAGCGTTTAACCCACGCTTATGGGAGATATGGGATCACACTCCTTTCAATTCTTATAACTGATTTTCAAGTGATACGCCATTTAAATCCTCCTTTCCTTCTCCGATTTTTGCCGTCTGCATATTCAAATCTGCTGTTGCATTAGTATTAGGTGTGTATATCATGTTTGTTTTGGTGTCAAGCAGTACATCTTGCAAGCCAAGTCTTATAAAATTAAAGCCGAGAGGTTCCATGTCTTCCTCTTTTCTTACTTGGTCAAGCTGGAGGAAGTTGCTTCTTAAGCCGATTTCATACGCTTCATAGCGTTGCTTTGTGCTGCCCCTTGTAAGTTCTCTTACATCAAAGGCATAATACCTTGTAGCTTTTTCTTTTTCGAGCAATAAATCACTATCAAGAGCGGCTTCAATCGTATTGATTACCGGCATAATTGCATTTTTCACAAACAACGTTTCAGCCTGTTCTGTAGCGTTGCCTGTGAATATTTCAGGCGGTACGCAAAACAGCTTGCATATTTCTGTGGAATTGGTTGCCTTGTTTTCATTTAACTGCATTTCAACAGCGGTTGATGATGTTTCCTTAAAATCCATTCCAGCGTTAAGCACAACGATATTATCTTGCACATCGCTGGAGTTGCTGAACATCAGCGCCCAAGCTTCCTTAATAGCATCCATAGACGGCTTTGTTTGCTGTGTTTCGGATTTCAAAAACCCCTTTTTATTACCGCCCTTTAAAACAGAGCCGTTTTCAAACAGCATTGTATTATACAAGATATTCATTACAACAGGGCTTTCGCTGATAATGCTTGTCCCTATGCCTTTACCTTTGGTATTTCGCAGGATTTTCAAGAATTGGTGTGGAAAGTATGCTTTGCCATTGCATAATATTGTATATTTCTTGAATATCGGTTCGGGATCACTTGTTACAGATATATTCTGTTCATCGACATAGTACAAGCCGCTTGTTTTCCCTGCAATATCACTGTCTATGTAGGTGTACGAACCTTTACCAAGAAAATAATCAACAACCCACCGCTTGCGCATTTCTGCTGCATTGATTGTATCGCCAGTATCACCATTAAGCAACCTTATGCGGTTGTCGCCCTCGACTTCCTTAACTTCACCGTCCGAATTTTCATAAAGTTTAATCGGAAGACTAGCAATTTTTTCTGCAATTAGATTAACGCAAGCCGATACCGCAGGAATTTTCAAAGCATTTTCCCTTGTAATCATCTGCGAACTGCCATTAAGCAACGCTGTCAGCAGGCTGTCCTCATAAGAAACAATGCCTGTTTCGTCTGCCCTTTTTTCTTTTTTTCGGAATAGTCCCATTTTTTCACCTCTCTTTAAAATACCTGTGCGCCCCATGCCTTTGGTGCTTCGATTTCAAGCTGTAACAGATATAATGCATTAATTAATGCAACAACGCAGTCAACCTTTCCAGCCGATTTCTTTTTATTTACATATTTGTTCAAGTTTGTATCTTCGGTACACCTTGAATTTTGGAAATTGATTTCAAGCATTTCATTTTCGTCATATCTGAATGACTTATGAAGTATACTTTCTTTTAACAGCTTTGTCGGACGGTGTAATACGCTTGAGTGCTGTTTGATTTCAACGCACTCTATCGGGTTTTTGGTATCACTTTCAAGCTTTTGAACTGTGGAAATTGCGTTATATCGGTCAAAGCCAAGATTGATAATCCTTACACCGTATTCTTTTGGCAGGCTCAAAATAAAATCCTCCACATAGCTATAATCAATTACGCTGTCACCGCATGGAAAACACACTCCGTCACGGATAAGCTTTTTATAATCAACATTTTCCCTTGAGGTTTTCAGCTCAATGCTATCGGCAGGAATAAACCCCCATGTTTTAGCATAGACAACTCCGCCAAGCTCTGTAGCCATCGCAACAGCAACGTTGTCATCTGTCTGTGCAAGGTCAAGTCCAAGCCATACACGCTTACCTCTCCAAAAACTTAAATCTTCTTTAATTTTACATTCCCTAAGCTTAATTACATCAACAAATCCCTCAACACCAAGTGACTTATATTTGATGTTATTATGCTTGCAAAGGTAATTTTCACGCTTGTTTTCGTACAAGACAGCTATACTACGCTTTTCGAGTAAATCCTCGAATATGTAAGGATAAGCAACCGCAACAGGATTTGACTGATATATTACAAGGTCATCTGATTTCCACTTGTCATTGATTAAATATTCGTCGTCAGGCTCGTAAAGTAACGCAAAATAACGTTTATTCTAAAACCGTCAAGCGTTTTCTTTGCTATATCAATTTCGGTCAGCATTACATTATTGTCATTAGGATATTGAGTGCTTATGATAATACCTAGCTTGTTTCTAAGCGTAATCTGTGAAGAGCGCATTGCTTCAACAGGGTAATCGTCCATTGCTCCTGCTTCATCTGCAAGAAAAATATTAGCCATTTTGCCGTCCATTTTATCTTCAGAATATGCAAGCGGAATATATTCACTATCGTTTATCAGGCATCGTATTTCACTCCGTAAAGCCTTGAATATTTCCTCCGATAATGCAGTAGATGACTTAATTATTTTCTTAATTGCAATCTGTAACTCTTTTGATAACTTTAAGTCAGGTGCAACCGAAAAGAAACGGCAGAACTTACCCTCTGTAAGCATACCGATAATGAAAATAACACCGGAATAAAAAGTCTTAAAATTTTTACGGCATATTTCAAGCAATGCCGTTCTGTAATATCTTGTATTGTCAGCTTTATTCTTCGTGCAGAATACCGCAACTATAAGCAGCCACGCATATTCTTCCATGCAGTCTATAAGTGGTTTCTGTAGGTCAGGATGTATTATCAGCTTAAGCAGTTTACAAAGCTTGCCAAACATCTTATCATCAGTATAAGCTTCCTCATCTTTACCATTAACGATGTTAAGCCAAGCTTCACATTGTTTCTTAACATACTTTGGTACTTTTTTATTATCCGGTTCTATACACCATTTTGCATAAGAAACGGCTTTACTTTCAAGAATTGTCACATTCTTCTTTATCCTCCTTATACTTATATTTCAATATTGTTCCACTTTTTGTTTTTCCAATATTTCCACTGTATTTCGCTTCCATATGTTCGGGTTTCAATATCTTCTACATTGTTTAACGATAATAGCCATTCTCTGTATATTTTTTTTGCTTCATTGTTAATCCCTTTTAACGCCGCCCAAAAATTTAAAGTTTTGTCAATTTGCTCAACAGACCAATCATATTCTGATAAGTTTGCTTGCCTATAAAATTCCGAAATATTTTCATCTACTTCTTTTTGTGCTTCTTCATATGTAAAGTAAATTCTATCAGGTCGGGCGCTTACTCTTGAAATGTGATACTGCCATCGTGGATAACTCTTAATTATTCTATATCCTTTGTTTTTATCAACCTCAGCTTCAACTACCGCTTGTGATATTTCGCTGTCTTTAACCAATACGCCTTTATTGTAAGCTTCAATTATTTCACTTGGATTTTTAATATTAATCGATTGCATGTTTTTTTCTGTAGTTAATTCAAACAATTCAGTATCATAAGTCCAGCCTT